ATCCGTAAAGGAGAGAAGTGGACAGACCCTGAATTTGGTTGTGACTTACCATTATACATATTTCAACCCTTAGATGACATCACAATGGATGCTATTAGAGAAGAAGTGTATAATGTAGTAAATTATGATCCAAGATTTACAGTTAACGATACTAATATTATTGTTAATCAAGATGCTCACTATGTTACTATCAATGTGAAGCTAACATATGTACCAACAACAACTGCAATAGATTTGCAGATCAAATTCGATAATGAATTTCAACAGGACGCAGAGTTTTAATTATGGCACAAAAAACTAGACAAACAAAATTATTTGCGGCAGAAGACTATACAGTTGTATACGAATCATATATCAATGCAAACTTTCAAGCATTTGATTATGATACTATGCGATCAGCTATGGTTGAGTATGTACGCAACACTTACCCAGAGAATTACAATGACTGGGTAGAATCAGCAGAATTTGTATCACTACTAGATGTAGTTGCACAATTTGGACATAACTTAGCATACAGAGTAGATTTAAATGCAAGAAACAATTTCTTAACAACATCCCAAAAACAAGAGTCAGTATATAAACTGGCAGAGTTTTTAGGGTATCAACCAAGACGTAATGTGCCAGCGTATGGTGAGATGAAAGTTATTGCAGTTAAAACAAATGAAGCAGTTATTGGTAGTGCCGGAACAAGTTTAGGTGGAACTGAAATTAAATATGAGATTACAAACAACTCTAGTAACTTAGATGATTTTATTACAGTATTAAATGCATCATTGCAAAACAGTAATAGATATGGAAGTCCTACTAAAAGTTCAGTAATTGATAATATCAAAACAGATTTCTATAATTTAAACAATACATCAAATCAAATTAAGTTTGATATTGAAGGTACTGCACTTGGTAAGACATCAACGTTTAATGTTATTAACAGTGAGTACGATAGTGTTAATAGAACGTTTACAGAAAAAATGCCAGACCCAGTAAGTTCATTTGGAGTTTATTTTAAAAATGACGGCAAAGGCATTAACAGTATCAATAGTGGATTCTTTGCAGGAGTTAAACAAGGATCATTAGGATACCAAGACTTTGTTATATCAGATCCAATTGACAACGCAGTACTTGATGTAACTGCAACAGACATTAACCAAAATGATGTGTGGGTGCAAAACATTAATGAAACTGGTAACGTTACTAAGCAATGGACAAAAGTTTCAGACGTAAACGGAAACGTAATTTATAACAACTTAGCTAACGGTGTTAGAGATGTATACAGTGTTAAGACTAGATCAAACAATCAAATTTCAATTGTGTTTCCAGATAGAGCATTTGGTAATATTCCAAAAGATACAATAAGAGTTTGGTATAGAACTAGTGCTAATAGTACATATGTTGTTAGACCAGATGACTTAACAAATAAAAAAGTACAAATAAATTATACAGGATTAGATGGAAACGTATACACACTTGTATTAACGCTACAACTAAAACAGCCAATTGCAAATGCAAGTTCAAATGAAACACTAGACAGCATTAGAGAAAACGCTCCTAGAAATTATGCTACACAAGATAGAATGATTACTGCAAGTGATTATAATACAATGCTTGGTGGTAGCAATGGCGGGCTTGTTAAAATTAAAAGTGTAAACAGAACATTTAGTGGACATAGTAGATATTCTAAATTTACAGATCCAACTGGTATGTATTCTGATTTACATTTACGTGGAAGCGATGCAGTAGTTTCAGAAAGTGAAAAGCTAGTTTCGTATTCAACATCAAGTTCAGATTCATCAACACAAATATTTGAAAAATATGTTAAAAATATTATTGACAATGATGAATTTGTAAATCTATATTACACAAGATACAAAGCAACATTTGAAGGACTAGCAACTTCAGCAGGATACACTACAAACAAATTTACATGGATTAGTCCTAGTATAACTGCTAGTGGTGCAAAAAATGGATACATCACAGATCCAAATAATGCAGGATTAATTCAACGTGTAGGTGAAACTTCAGATACTTATATGAAGTATATAACACCAGGAGCATTGATTAAATTTAAATCTATTGACGGCAAAGAATTATGGTCCAAGGTTGTAAGTATATCGATGAACGGATTAGGTATAGAAAACATTGGAGCACAAGCCGGTGCACCAACAGGTAAGCGTAAGGACGGTACAGGTGCAATTGTGTTGGATAGTATAATTCCAGGACAAAGCACTATTGAAGTAATTTATCCAGCATTGTCTAGAAGATTTATTTCTAGAGAACGAGATATTATTAAAACATTTTTAGATGCTAAAAGATCATTTAGTGTAAAGTATAATTATAAAAATAAAAGTTGGGATGTGTTAAGTGAAAACATTGGTAACATTAATGATGCATACCCAAATGCTTTTGCATTAGGAAGTGATAGTTGGGTTTTATATTTTGACTACACAGGATCATCGTTTGATATTTACTTAAGAACAATTAGATTTAATTTTACAAGCAGTACAGTTAGATTAGGAAACATACAAAACGAATATGATTTAAGTTCGTACACTAAAAAAGCTAAACGTGATCAGATAAAAATATTTGATGCAGTTAATAGTAGCATAGTAGAAACTGGAAAGTTTTTTGTATATGGATATGATCAAGCTAGTACTAACAATTACAGATTAGTATTAATAGATGGAAACGCAGATAGCAGACCAGATAATCCATTAGCATTTAATGAAGTGGTAGGAACTGGTAATACATCTAAATCAAATTTAAATTTTGAATGGCAACATGTAACAACAGATAATCAAGTAGTAGATCCTAGCTTTACAAATGTTATAGATGTGTTTGCATTAACATCAGCATACGACACTAGTTATAAGAATTGGTTAAATGGTACAGTTTCAAAAGAACCATCACCACCAACTAGTTATTCATTATCACAACAGTTTGGATCAGTTGAAGGCAAAAAAGCAATGAGTGATACTATTGTTTATAAGCCAGTTAAGTATAAACCAATATTTGGTACACATGCTGACCCAGAACTAAAAGCAAGATTTAGAATTATTAAATTATATGGATCAAACATTACAGACAGTGATTTAAAATCAAAAACAGTAATAGCTATAAATGAATTCTTTAGTTCATCAGAATGGGACTTTGGAGAAACTTTTTACTTTACTGAGTTAGCGGCATACGTACACAAGGAACTAGCAGGCGTACTAAGTAGTTTTGTTATTGTACCACAAGGAACTGGAACAACATTCGGAGACTTATTTGAGTACACACCAAACACAGATGAGATGCTAATTGCAGATGTGACAGTAAATGAAATTGATATTATTCAAAACATTACAGACGAAAATATTAGAGCAGGAAGTTAATAAATGGCTAAGAAAAAAGCAGGACAATCTAAGGTAAACAATATAAAAACAAATAAGTTTTTACCAGGTGTATTTCAAACTGATCTAAATAAAAGTTGGTTAGACAGTACATTAGATCAAATGGTGTCTAAAGGACCACTTGATAACATTAATGGATATGTTGGATCAAGAAATGGTGCAACTACAAATATTAATGATTCTTATATTGAACCAAAATTTCATATACCTCTTAGAACCAAAGCCCAGCTAACGCCAGGTGTTGTTAGTTACAATGACGATCTACAAATAACTAATCAACTTACTATAGATGACATTGCTCATTCTATTAATACAAATTTTGATGCATACAATTATAACTCTGCATACAATACAGAAATATATTCATACAGCCCTCCAGTTGATGTTGACAAATTAGTTAACTTTAAAAATTATATTTGGGCAGAAGAGTTACCAGTATACGAAAGTATATACACAGGTGCTAGTAAAAATCCATTAGTGGATTCTAAGCATCGCACATTGTATACATTAACAGATGACAACAATACATTTAGCGTTGAAGACCATATGCTTATTAAGTTTACTGGTTCAGGTTGGGATGTTGCTGTCAAAGACAAAACATTTATTGTAACTGGTGTAGGCACATTTGTTACATTTGAAGAATTTAGAGATGAGAACACTAGAAGAGTATATCACAGTGTTGTACCTCACACACAAAATAACGATGGCATATGGGACGATAGTAAAGTTCATCGTGTTATCCCAAACAAGCAAAACAAATATTGGCAAGCTGGATCGAGAAACTTTTTAACATTAATTAATGATTATAATAATGATGCTGACCCGCTACCAATTTTTAATGGCTTCCATTACACAGATTTAAAATCCAATCCAACTCAATTAGTTGAGGGTGTATTAATTAGATTTGA